TTCCTGCGCACGGACGACTACTGGGAGCTTGGGAAGAGGGCGTGGCGCGCGCTCGAGTTCTCCGACTTCACCGTCCCGACGGGCGACAACCTGCAGCCGCTGCCGATCATCCTGATGCTCGGATTCAGCTTCATCGTCGGCGGCCTGTCGACATCGTTCGCGTTCAGCGACAACGACCCGGACCTCTACCCATCGGTCTACTTCCCGGGCGTCAACACGCTCGACGTCAACGTCCTGAACTTCAACACGGTGCAGGACCAGTGGCTGCCATACGACGTCGCCAACAACGCGAACAACTGGCTCGGCTCCGCCGGCTTCGGCCTGGAGGCACCGCTGTCGATGCGGGCGAAGAAGCGGTTTGCCGAGGCGCCCGCCACCACGGCCCGCATCGGCCTGCTCAAGCTGGCCTACAACGCGGCCACTGCCAACGGCGCGGTGAAGTCGGCGCCGGCGACGTTCGACCCGGAGGGTGCGCCGAACATCTCGACGTTGGCATCGTGCACCGTCACGGTCATCCCGCCGAACAGCAACAACGCGGCGCGCGGGCGGTTCACGTCCACGCCGGGCACCTTCTCCAACTGGGAGGTGAACGCCTTCGCTGTGGTGCAGGGATCTGCTCTCGGACTGCAGGGACAGGGTGGCAACGACTCGCCCATCTACCGCGGTGGCACGACTCGCGTTGTCGCGCCGGATGGCTCCTACGTCGAGATCGAGGGGTCATTCGTTCCCGAGGGGCCGCGATCGTTCACCTTGATCCAGGGCCCGTATGTGCTGTGGCCCGAGGTCGAGAAGCAGGTGCGCCGCGCCTTCCAGCGCGCCATGGACCTCGGCTACATGCCGAAGCCGGTCGCGGTCGTGACGCAGCTCGGCGTGGTCGACCTGGAGCGCGTGGACGAGTTCGAGGACGCGTACCTGCGGCTGCACCAGGCCATCGAGCGCATCTTCTGCTTGCGGCACAAGGGCGAGGACCCGGTGCCGGTCATCATCTTCGAGGACTCGCCGAAGACGCCGTGGGCGGTGTCGGACGCCGACGTGTCCAAGCTGATCCTCGCGCAGCGTGCCGTGGCCGCAGCCCTGCCCCGCGCCGTGTCGATCGACACGAGCAAGCTGCCGATGGAGTCCGGCGGCATCTGGCCGCGGACGGATCGCTTCAAGAACGGCATCCACACGACGAACCGCGGGTACATGGCCATGGGCTTCATGGCCGACGCTGCCCTGGAGGCGCTCGGGTTCCCGGCGCACCCGGACGGGCCGGCGATGATCGAGTTCGGAACGCCCGGCGGCGGCGTGATCATCGGAGGAGGGGCCGTGCCGTCGCCGGCACCGGCCCCCGGGTTTCCCGGTACGGGCGATCTGATCGCCGAGGACGGAACCGGAGTCGATGACGCAGAGAGCCTGACGACGGTCGAGGAGTTCCGCGAGTTCTGGGACAAGAACGGCGCGCCGAGCTTCGCGACCGCCGCGACCGACGTCGAGGTGGCGGTGGCGCTCCGCAAAGCCACCCGCGAGTGGGTGCAGCAGTTCAGCGGCCGGCTGCGTGGGCAGGTCCAGTACCTCACCCAGCGGCTCTGCTTCCCTCGCATCGGCTGCTACGACGACGACGGCCGGCTGGTAGCGCAAGGGTCCGTGCCGTGGTCGTTCAAGGACGCCACGAACCTGGTTGCCGGCGAGATCCTCGCGGGGCAGTCGATCCTGCCGAGCGAGGTCGAGCGCGGTCAGGTGATCCGCGAGACGAAGAAGGGCGTAGGGTTCGAGAAGACCGTCGAGTACGCCGAAGGCAGCGCGTCGGGATCGAGCAGCCGCCGCGTGCGCGCCGCCGAGGCCCTCATCTACCCCTACGTCGAGGGCGGCGGCTCCGAGGTGGTGCTCTCGTGACGCTCGGCCAGGAGTTCGCCGACCTCGTGCTCGAGCTGGTCGCCACGGACGGCGACTTCGGGTCGACCATGGTCTGGCGGCGGGTCACGCGCACCGAGGTCGCTGCCACCGGCGTCGTCACCGAGACCACTGCTGACACGACGTTCCGCGGCGCCGTCACCGACCCGATCCGGCTGCGCATGTTCGGCGACGACACGCTCGCCGAGTCCAGCACGGCGCTGATCATGCCGGCATCGGCGCTGGCGCAGCCGCCCAAGCTGATCGACCGCGTCGCGCTGGACGGCGGGACACAGTTCCGCGTCGTCGTCGAGGTCAAGCCGATCATGGGCCCTGGCGATGCCGGTCCGGCCGTGCTCATCGCCTACGCGATCGCCCTGGGCGGCATCGTCGAGCAGGAGGACGCCTGATGCCGTCCAACGCCAAGGAGTTCGCCGCGCACCTGCGACGCACCGTCCGCCACGCGCCGCGCGAGGCGTTCCTGCGCAACTTCCGCGAGTTCGGGTTCAAGGTGCTCGAAGGATCCATCAACAACAGCCCGGTCAACGAGGGCCAGCTGCGCGGTGGCTGGCACCTGACGATCGGCACGCCGTCGCAGGCCGACACCCAGTCCGGCACCTCGGCGTCGGCTGTCCTGACGGCAGGAGAAGGCGTGCTCAACCGTCTCCAGGTCGGCGACGTGCTCTGGATCCAGAACAACGTGCCGCACGCACCGGTCTGGGAATACGGCCTGTTCGTGCCGAAGGACCCCGGCCCCAGCAAGGCGACGCACGTGCCGAAGTCCCGCCGGAAGACGGTCGAGGGCGTCGTGCTCGTGCGCGGCGGTTTCCACGTCTCGGCACCCAACGGAATGCTGGCCGACGCTGTCCAGCAAGCGAGGGCGTTCTATGGCGCTTCGTGACGTAGAGAACGCCATGCGCGTCGAGGCAGCGGCCTGGGCGCAGACCAACGGTGTCCAGTTCCACTGGCAGAACACCGAGGCGAAGAACCCGCACAGCGGCGAGTCTGTCGCGTGGAGGTTCGTCCCATCGACGCAGGACCGGCTGACCTCGATGCTGGTGCAGCACACCGGCTCGGTGGAGGCGCGCGTCTACGTGCCAGCCGGTCTTGGCGTCATCCGCGCGCTGCAGCTCGCCGAGTCGATCGAGTCCCTGTTCCGCGGTCGGGTCTACGCCGGCAGCACGGTGCAGGACGAGATCGCGATCGTGAAGGTGGGCCGCGAAGGGTCGAGCTACCGGATCGACGTGCGGATTCCGTGGGAGTTCGACGAGCGCCGAGTGCCGAAGGGCGTCGTCGGTCTGCACCAGACGCCCGGCGCGGTCATCGCGTACCAGGCGTTCCGGCAGCGGTGGGAGTCTCTGGTGCGAGCGCCGCTCGCCCTCAAGTCGTTCTTCGACAACTCACCGCCGGAGGAGGACGCGCCGCCGCCGTGGGCCTACGTGACGTTCCGCACCCTGCAGCCGGTGCGCGTCGAGGTCCAGACGCTGAGCGTGCCGGGGCGCGTCATTGCCGCCCTCAACTTCCCGCTCGGGGATGGCGTGGCGAACTGCGAGACGGCCATCACCACGATCGTCCACGCTTTCGACGAATGCAGCTTCCGCGGCGTCCGATTCACGACCCCTTCGGTCGTGAGGGTGGGCCGCACACCACTTGAGACGTGGCAGGCCAACGTTCGCTTGCCATTCGCCTACGAGGTGCACACGTGACGACTAAGAACCTGGCTCTGGCCTACTACAAGGAGGGCGCCAACAAGACCGCTCCTTCCTTCGCGAACACCGCGGGCAACCGCCTCCGACTCCTGCGACTGGTCTCGGAGGATCTGAACACGACGTTCCAGCGCGACGAGTCGAACGAGGTGCGCGGCGACGCGCAGTCGTCGGGGTCGATCATCGTCAGCGCGAGCGGCGGCGGTTCGGTCCAACTGCAGTACAGCCTGGACACCTTCGACGACTTCCTGGTGCACCTGCTCTATGCCGCCGACGACGCCGGCACGGGCCGTGAGGACGGCTGGCGCCAGGGTGGGTTCACCGCCCTCGCCGACATCCTCGCCACGCCTGGCGCGGTGACCTTCGAGGTCGCGACGAGCAACTTCACCGGCACGTTCCTGAGGGCACCCGCTGCCGGCGAGCGCATCTACGTGCGCGGATTCGGCAACAAGAACCTCGACACGATCTTCGTCGTCGCGGCTGGCGCCACGACCTCGGACATTCCGGTCGAGAACGACACCGGCGACTCGGGCGGCGTCGACTCCTACGCCGGCATCACCGCCGACGTCACGGCCACGGCCTGCACAATCACCCCGGTCAAGGGCTACACCCGCAACGGCACGTTCGAGCGGACGTTCGGTCTGGTGCGGATGTACACCGACGTCGACCTCGCCGGCACGGCGAGCACGACCGGCCTCACGTCCGTCGACTGGGCGCTGTTCCGCGGTGCGATCCCGACGAGCCTGCAGTTGGCGGTGGCGCCGGGCACGGCCGGCTGGACGGGCACGCTGTCGTTCCTCCTGTCCGACGAGACCATCATCACCGATGCCTCGTCGAACGCGAACGTCGGCGGCTTCGACATCGACAACTGGGACGAGATCGAGGTCAGCAACAGCAACCCGCTGGCGAACGCGATCCAGAGCGTCGTCATGGTCCGCCTGCGCGCGAACAACGGTGGCATCACCACGGCGACCCGCGTTGACCCGCTGTCGTTCAACATCAACGTGGCGAACAACGCCTCGGAGATCCAGGCGACCCGCAACCGCGGCGCGATCGCGATCAACCAGGGCACCATGTCGGCCTCGATCGCCATGTCGCTGCTCTACATCGACGCGACGTTCCACGCCGCGATGCTGGCGGACCACTTCTACGAGGTCGAGGTCGCGGTGGCAGACGCCGACGGCCGGTGCCAGCTCTGGCGCTTCCCGAAGTCGCGCCTGACCAGCGAGCGCCCCAACCCGGGCAAGAACACGCCCATCGCCCAGGGCCTGTCGTTCACGGTCGAGGCAGGCGGCAACGGGTTCGTCGGCTCGGCGGGCTCGGGCCGGATGGTGGAAGTTCTCAGCTTCTACACCAGGGCCGCCTGAGGAATCGCCGCCGCGGGTTCGCTGAGGCGTTCTCGCGGCGGCTATCCAAGGAGAGAACATGAGCAAGAAGACCCCCAAGGCGGCGGCCAGCGAGCCGGGCCTCTTCGACTCCCTCCGCACCGATCCGGCGAAGGCAGACGCCGGCGTCTGGATCACGCACCCGCGCACCCGCGACCGATTCCAGGTCAAGCGGCGCGGCAGTCCAGAGTACCTGCGCGCGTGGTTCGAGGCCCTGGAGGACTACGAGGCGAAGCACGGCAAGGACAGCAAGCTGACCATCGAAGGCCAGCGGTACGCCGAGTCGATCGCGATGGCCAAGTCCGTCGTCATCGACTGGAAGCTGCACAACCACCCGGACCTCCCCTACGACGCGGTCCGCATGGCGGCCGCTCTCGCCGACGAACAGCTCCGGCAGGACCTGTACGTGTGGCTCATCATCGAGACCGACGGACCGACCAACTTCCGACCCGATGCAATCGCGGGAAACTGAGCGAGTTCCTGCGCTGGTGGCGGCTCAATGCCCACTCGATCGAGGGCATGGAGGCGCGGGAACGGGAGAGCGCCGCGAGGGTCGCACGTGGGGCCAGCCCGCTCCAGATGCACGCCTCGTGGACTGGCCGGCCACGGTTGTCGCCGCCCGAGAAGGAGCTGTTCCTCGAGTTCATCCGCTTCGCGCAGTTCTGCGGCGGCGAGCCGCGACCGCCGGACGCGCGCGCGTGGTTCGAGATGCGCGCGGTCCCCGCAGCGGAACAGGAGTGGATGGCCGTCGTCTTCGCTGCCATGGCCCACGTCATGAGGGAGAAAACCGATGACGGGTGAGGTTCAGGGCCTGGAGTTCTACGTCTCGTCCTCGCGGGCGCTGCCGGAGATCGAGCGGTTCGAGAGCGGCATCGACCGCGTGACGCGCGCCCTGGACGGTGCTGGCCGCACGATGGAGTCGTTCGACGACAAGCTCGACCGGCTCGGCCGGAGCAGGTCGTCGGACGGGCTGGAGGAGACAGCGAAGGAGACGAAGCAGGTCGCCGCGGCTGTCCGCGAACTGATCGACCTGAAGCGGAAGGAGGTCGAGGTCGCCACCAAGCAGGCCGAGGCGTCGCGGAAGGCGTCGCAGGCCCGGCAGGAGGCCATGCGGCAGCAACGCGAGCAGGCGGCACTGGAGAAGCGCACAGACGCACTCCGCAGCCTCGCGCAAGAGGAGAAGGCCGTTCAGCTTGTGCGCCGCGAGCGCGAGCGATACCGCCTGACGCTGCAGGCAGAAGAGGAGGCGCGCCGATCCGGTCTTGCCGTCGGCAGCGCCGAGCACAAGGACTTCGTGCGGCGCACCGTCGCGGTCCGCGAACTGGCGAAGGCCCAGGAGCTCGCCGAGAAGCGCCAGTCCGCGTTCGGGTCGTCGCTGGGCAAGCTCGGGATCACGGCCGGCGGCGTCCTGCGCACGATCACCCAACTGACGGCTGGTTTCGGCGCGATCTACGCCGTGCGGTCTGCGGTGGCGACGATCTCGGAGACCGAGGACAGCCTGCGCATCCTGCAGTCGGTGAGCGGGGCGACCGCCGAGGAGATGGACCGCCTGTCGGCGGCGGCCAACACCCTGTCGCTCAACACCCGCTTCTCGTTCGGCGAAGGCACGCAGACGCTCATCAACCTGGCCAAGGCAGGCGCCAGCGCCGAGGAGTCGATGGCGGCCCTGCCGAGCGTCGCCAACCTGGCGCGGGCGGGCCTCATCTCGCTGGAGGACGCCGCCGACACGGTCGTGCAGACGATGGCGCAGTTCGGCCTCACGATCGACCAGTCGACGCGGATCGGCGACGTGCTGGTGAAGGCGGCCGACGCGACCACGTCATCGGTCGACAGCCTCGCGGACTCGCTGCGCAAGGTCGGCCCTGTCGGCCGCGAGTTCGGCATCTCGCTGGAGACCGTGACCGCGGCGATCGCACAGATGCAGCAGTCTGGCGTGCAGGCGCGCGTCGCCGGCACGGGGCTCGCGCAAATCTTCAAGCAGCTCGCGGACCCGGTGAACGGCCCGGCTGGCGCCGCCGACGCTCTGGCTCGCCTCAACCTGT